AGATCGCACGACTAGAAGAGAATCATTCTCTCTGTCCGGTCCAGGCAAGCGAAAGGCTTGTGGCTGCGCAAGCAGCGTGGATCGAACATAAGATTAACTGTCAAATTTGCTGCGGTCAGCAGTTAGGGAAAATCCACTAACCTTATAGTTCTGATGATTTATTGTTTTAAATGCAAAAAAAACTCCCATCACCAAACCTGATCAGAGGAATGATGATGGGATCTTTTGTGCTTGTTGACTAGTTCTTAGGCATGCTGCACGAGAGACCGAATCGGATGAGTCCCAGCGTCGGTGTTATATCCCCCTACGCGACAGAAGAGAACGAACCCTGTCTCATCTTTGAGCGCCAGCAGTTCCGATAGGCGTTTGATCCCGAAATCGCCAGCTTTTCTCGCCGTGTAGCCTGCCTTCAGGTCACCAAAAAGAATCGCTTTGTTGGTGGCAGCGACTGCCGGCATTGATTCATCGATCACAATCTGACGGCCAAAGATGGCGTTGAACGGATTGCCAGCAACGTCAGTCTGCAGAATCGGTTGTCCAGTGGTGGAGATAAGACCCATCAGACTTGCACGAGTCGCACTAGACATGACCCGGCTTGCATTCTGCACGTACAACGCATCGAGCGAACCAAAGAGCGCGGCGAGGTCTTGGTACACAACCGCCGTGGGACTCGCAGAGGTTGCACCAAGCGTAGAACCAAGAGCAGTAACGTTGCTGCCATGCCCAGAGAAATCCAGTTAGCAAATCCCCTGTAATAACGACCAGCCAGCTTGTTCTGAATCCAGGAGTCCAAATCGAACTGGGAATCGGTTAAGAGTTGATTACTGATAGAAAACGAGGCCCGAGGTGGCAGTGTCCGTGAAACTTTGGAATCCTGCAACAGTTGGGTCAGTCTCGGTGACTGCCGTCGCTTCGGAAATCAGAGTGAGACCATTCGCCGTGTCATTCTCCGTCGCTACATCAATCGGCCCACCGCCACCCGTATTGAGAGTGTAGACAGCATCAACTAGCTGCCCGTAGCTCTTCAAAGCTGAATGGAAGGTGGGGTCAAACCCAGTTGGCACCAAAACGGAGCCGCCAGTAATCGCACCGCCAGGAGTCGACACACCAAAATCGCGCTGCTCGTTAGTGCGGAGGTACTGACGATTCTCTGCGCTCACTTGGCCGGTACGCATCCACTGCGTAAATGCCCGCTTCTGATTCTTGACGGTCTCTTCAGGCTGATCTTCGTTACCGAATCCTGCACGCGGAGGACGGGTGCTGCGATTCTGCTCTGTGTTGAAATTCTCAACTGCCTGCATACGGGTAATGTCTTTACTGAGCAAATCCGCATCTGCAATCATCTTGTCGAAGTTGCTGCGGTCTTCAGTGGTGACGGTTTCTTTCGTGATGAGTGCCTGTGCATCCACCATCAATTTATTGCGTTTGGAAGTAATCTCTTGGAGGTTCATGTTGTTCTACTTTCGTGTTTAAATTTGGGCGCAAAGACAGCGACTCGCCCCGAGGCAAGTGCTTCCATGCAGCAATGCAGAACGAGCGCGATTGAACGCAGCCACCATGTGGCACGTCTGCATTGCAAACTTGTTTAAGAATTGGGTGAGTGACTTGCCGCTTCCCCCGTGGCCTGAGAACATGGATCGATGAACAGTCGGCTATTTCTGAGAATCCGAATGCTTATCGAACTCGCCATTTGCATCGGCTTTGTGATCGCAGCGGTCGATGTTGGCCGGATACACATATCACGCCACGTCTGGGTAGATGTCCCTTGCCGATTGCTACTTGCAATCTCTGCGATTGGGATTTTCACTCACGTCATTACGTTGCACCGTGATGCTTCGGCCGCTAAAAGACGCCATTAACCGCTTATTTGCGCTTGGAGAGTTCTAAACGCATGTGCAGCTTGTGACGCTCTGACAGACTCAGTGGCTTGCTTCGCTCATCCTCGTCCTCGTCATCACTGCCATCATCGCTTCCGTTCTGTGCTGGGCAGCCATTTGCTGCACAGTTGGGATCTTCGCAGTCATCCATCGAACAATTTTCGCAATCATCATCCATGCACTCTTCACAGTCGCAATCACATCCTTCATCATTCGAGCGAGTAATCAGGCTGCGAATCTCTGGAGGTGCAGAGCGAAGGCTTACTGAGGTGCTGGGATATGCGGCGAAGCTGGTGATTGAGACTTCTGCCAAGTTCACATCCAACAGTGTTCGCAGGGCTGTCCCATCGGGCGTGGTAGTCCACTTGTCGCCACCGCTAGGAACATTGAACCCGAAGCTGCACGCACTCAGATTTCCGTTGCGTACATTCTCAACTGTGTCTTCAGCGATTGCAGTCTTTGGCATCGTGACGGAGAAGGCCAGACCCTTTGAATCTTGGGGAGAGTCAATGTTCCTGCTGTGGTCCTTCCCAAAAGTTGCGAACTTACATGATCACGGAGCATACACACGTCTGGTGACTCTCTGAGTGTCCGTGTGAACATCCCAGCAGCGCAAATTTCCGTGAACCTGCCTAGGTCGATTGAGGGGCTGTTAAATCGCACGGCACAACCGGTGAGAACCTGTGCGCCGTCTGCCCCTGTAGCAACACGGATTTCAGTTGCTTTGATATTCCCACGTTCTAATTTATGCGCCTTGGGCAGACCTTTCAGTGCGACATGCTCCGCAACGCTGCGATGGGCAGCAAGCGTGAGCGTTTTGGTAACTTTCCGGAGTTCCTGAGCAGCGATGGAGTCAAGATCCTCTGGCTTCCACGTGGCTGCACGCTCCGTTAGTTTCTGGAGGTAATCACCAATGGTCTTTGCTGGCTCATACTGCCACTCATGGGCATTCGTACAGCGATTGGCACGGTCTGCACCTGGTTCAGCGATAGAGACCAACAGAGGCTCAAATATCTGCTTTGTGGTTGCCAAATCGCGTTTATCTGCTGCCCTTGTTGCCAACCTTCCCACGGCATCCCTGAATAGCGGCAAATACTGCCGTGCTGCATCGTTTTGGGCTGGTGGTGCTGTTCCAATGGGCTGATCTTGGATTGATTCTGTGTCCAACGTTAGCTCCGAATTTTGGAGATTTACAGCCGTCAGGTACACATCGCCAATAGGACCTATTGGATTTTCACCAAGTTCCTGCGGATCTCATTTACGCTGTAGAAACCGTTCTGTCTACCTACCGCGTAACCATTTATTGTTGACGCAAAATCGCCCTTTAATCGCTCCCGAAGGTCGAATGCAATAAATGAAGTGTTTGGTTTTCCATTCGGAGCCGGTGGGAGCAGCTTGCGTCTAAATTCGATCTCTATCCGCTTTGTGAGCGGGACTAGGGAGTCAGTCACAAAAACTAAGTGCTTGTTGCTCGTGGTTGCTGTTCGATAGGCGAGTCATATCACCAACCATCGAAGCAGGCAGCAGCAATCTCGCAGCGAGAAAACGCTCTACTTGCAAGTAGCTCCGAATCTTCGGCGCTTAGGCCAAGCGTCTCTACCTTCATATCCCCATCTAAGATGGCTATACGACGCTGATTGCCTCCAAGCTGCTGCTCCTCCCAATCAGCCCTCATCTTCAGTTTGTCTTCAGGCTTTACTTTTTGAGAAGTAGTGAGAGCTATGGCTGGAACGGCATTGTTCCTGAGCAAGCGTGCTGAGAATTTCTGCTGCCCAATGGCAAGCCCTAGAGTCTGCCGTAGCATTGCGATGGGCGAAACACCAACAATCCCATCCCAGCTAAACAAAACCACGTGCAGCATATTTTCTTTGGCAATGATGCGGGTCTGCCCAGGCAACATCCCATCGCTGCTCTTGTAAGAGAGCACGGTATTCACGCCCAGACGCACAGGTTCCGTTTTTCTCGGGTCCAGATTCCATAATGCAATGGGGTCACCCGCCGCATTGCGCTGGATCTCTGCGTAGGCATTGCCACGGAGATTCAGGTGCGTGACCAACGTTTCAAAGAACGAGTACGCAGAGGTCTCATTCGTTGGGCGCAATCTGCAACAAATGGCTCAATGGATTATCGAAGTCTTCCATCTTGCCGTTCGGAGTCTGCCGGTAAACTCTGCACGGTAGTGTGGCAATACCATCGGCCAGGACTCTGCAAGCCGTGAAGCAAGTGGCAATGGAAAGTGCGGTATAGTCGTTTACAGGCTCCCCGCTCCTCGTTATTCTGTGCGCCACCGTCCAGAAAGTTCCAGATTGCAGCCAGATTGAAGCCATTACCCGCCACTTCGAGTGCGTCTCTTTTTTCGTTATTTGCTGCCCTTGATTGCCAAGGAAGGGAAAATTTCATGCGAATTCCTTCAGCCCTCGGAGTCGGGGCAAATGTGCGTCTAAATTGGTGATTAGGTGGGGTGATTTGGCTGGAGCGAGACAACTAAAGTCATTTGGCTAGCATCAAAGCTCGATGGCTCCCAGGTGACAGCAGTATGCAGATGTTTATTATTCTTTTGCTCATCGCAATCGTGGTGTGCGGTCTAGCCACTGAGGTCGTTGCTTCATCAAAGAAAAAGGCTAAGGACAAGGCGAATAGAGTTACCTCAAAATCCACCGTTCAAACGCGGCAGTAAAAGTTTGATGTGTCAAATGTGCCTGGCGTTGAAGTGCGTAAACACTGGTTGTTTTGGTGGCAAAGTGTGCAATATTGAACATCTTTCGGGATGAACTTCCTGCTACGTTAGGGTCCCGGCCTGAAATAAAGGCTCCTTAAAATGACCGTCAAACTAGATGTTTTTTACCCGCATAGGCACAACAGAGATGGCACTGTCGATTCAATCTGCCTTTCCTGCCTAGCCACCGTAGCCACTTCTAAATCAGAGGCTGAACTCGTGGGATTCGAGAAAGCTCACGTTTGCGACGCAGGTTCTCTTGCTGACCGCAGATGTTACATTCCCCACTCCAGATGGTCCGGTAACAAAACTTCTGTTCCCGTTTCTTCTGTGGGCACGCTTTTGGGATAGGGACCCGTGTTGCGCTACTGAATTCGGGGAGAATTCAGCCGGTTAGGTGTCGCTGTCCCCTTTTTCTAAATGCGGACGAAAAAATTGGGTTGCGGGCTCGGTCGCGAGGCCGCATCGATGCAGGTACATCAGGCCCTCCCCCCCTGAATTCCACTGTGCGACGCGCGTCCTGAGCCATCCTAGATCGGGTCGTTGACATAAAAATGGCGTACCGGAGTTTGTTGCGCTACGACGGTACGCCATCACGGTTGGGAGAAAGACGCTGTGGTGAATGAGGTCACAGCGCAAAGACCAACCTATGCACCATCACGGAACCGGGAGAAGAAACGTGATGGGCAAGTTCAATGTGTAGTGCAACCACAGCCGGATCACTTTTGCTGAATGATGGGCTTGAGCCAGTGGTCAATGCTTATGGTTGTGGTTGCACTGGTGTCTGCGCTCTGAACGCAAGACAACTTCAATACGAGATGGAGCTACAGTCCCCGTTAGTGAAAAAACAGAAGGCCCACACTAATATGATCGACCCCATCCAGAATGCTCCGTGCTCAATCGTTGCCCATGTTTTGTATTTCAAAAAAGCAAACGAGAAGACGTTAAGTTTCTTGGCATCGTAAGCGTCGTATGTCTTGTAGTCCGGGATATTGCTTATGATCGCGCCACCCGCAGCTCCTGCGACCATATAACAGACAATGGTGGTCAGGATGAATACATGCAACGAACGAATCTGCGGCAGTTCGTGTTTGACCTCAACTGCCAACAGAATGCTTACCAGCGGTATGTACACGCCGATGTGGAATTTCGTGTAATCGAACAGGTGTTTAAGTTGATCGTCTGACGCCACTTTACAAACCTTGACCCAAAACCGAAAAGCTGTACCAGTTGGAAGTAGAGATATTGTGGCAGTTGAGGTCCTCGGAAGAAATCGAGGAGGTTCAACATGCCGAAGAAGG